TTTGATATTTTGTGTCAATCGAGCCATAAATACATGATATTTAGAGGATCGCACTGTGCCCCGTTTATCGATGTGGAGAGAAAATCACTCCAACGACTACAAATTTTTTGATAGGAGGATCTCCGAACAGTTTACTATCGGAGGTACTGGTGTCTTGCTACACAAATACCTGGGTACCAATGTACAGTCCAATGCCTACGTTACCACAGCAAATGTCACTGCCAATACTAGCACCCTAAGCTTTGCCAATGTAGCAGTTATGGAAGTAGGGCAGGCTGTCAGCGGAATTAACCTAGCAGCCAATACGGTGATCAGCACCATCAATACTTCAGCTAATACTGTAGGAATCAGCGCGATCACGACTGGTACTATATCCAGTGGCACGCCTATCAGCATATATTGGCGGGATGCTACCAAACCGGTCTATCAGAATCAAAGTGCATTAAACATACAGGATCTACTATTTTTAGAGAATAGAGATCGCAAGTATGATACTAGCGTATATACGCTGCGTGGCATCTATACAGTAAACGATAACGATTTTGATCTACAGCAATTTGGTATCTTTCTAAGCGCAGATACGGTAATGATGACCTTCCACCTTAATGATACCGTAGCATACTTGGGTCGTAAGATCATGAACGGTGATGTTATCGAACTGCAACACAAGAAAGACTATTATCCATTAAATGCAGAGATACCTGCTGTATTAAAAAGATTCTACGTAGTACAAGATGTAGTATTTGCTGCCGAAGGGTTTAGTCAGACTTGGTGGCCACATCTTATACGTGCTAAACTTACACCGTTGGTGGACGGACAAGAGTTCAAAGACATATTGAACAACATAGGTGCAGGAGATGATGCCGAAACTCCTATCGGTCAGATTCTTAGCACATTGAATAAACTAAACGAGATCAACGATGCTATCATTGCACAAGCAGAGATCGACGTACCAAAGAGCGGAACTAACATCGACCCATTATATAACTTACCATTGACCCCACTAGGTGCGCCCGGTGATCCAACCGGGCAGTTGGTCAGTCAGACTAATCTATATGTGGATAGCACATCAGACTTCCTGACACAACCAACTACTCCAGATTCTGAGATACCTGCTTATCTAGGCGGGGATGGCAATACACCTGACGGTTGGCCGGTTACCTCAGGTACTAGTTTTCCAAACAGTCCTACTATCGGCGATTACGCATTAAGAACAGACTTCGTACCCAATCGTCTGTTTAGATATAACGGTACACGTTGGGTCAAGATGGAAGATAACGTAAGAACTAGCCTGACCCCAGGATCAAATAATCAGACTCAACGTAGTATATTTGTCAACGATATCAGCACATATACTACCGTTGAAGGGCAGACCTTGCCTACTAGACAGAGTCTCAGTAAGGCATTAACACCAAAAGCGGATAACTAATGGCTCTCCAACAATTTTTTTATGATTCTCAAATCCGAAGATACATCATACAGTTTATACGTATGGTATCTAATTTCCAAGTAGAATTTGGAAAGGACAGGAACGGCGTAACTGCTCTGCAACGTGTGCCAGTCATCTATGGCGACAGTAGTAGACAGGCCAGTTCTATAATTAGAAATAACAGCGAAAATAGCATTAATGCTGTGCCTACTATGGCAGTCTATATCAGCGCACTACAATATGATCGAGAGCGTATGCAGAATCCTTCCTTCGTGGGTAAGCTAAATCTCAGGGAACGATACTACGATGCGGCCACTGGTGAGTACTCTACCCAGCAGGGCGATACATTGACCGTAGAACGTTTAATGCCCGTACCCTATAAGCTAACACTTAAATTAGATATTTGGACATCTAACACTGAACAGAAACTCCAGATGCTGGAACAGTTATGTACCTTGTTCAACCCTGCACTAGAAATACAAAGTACAGACAATTATATAGACTGGACCAGTATTACCTATGTCTTATTAACTGACGTATCATGGAGTTCCAGAACTATTCCCATTGGGACGGAAAATCCTATAGACGTGGCTACGCTAACCTTTGAACTGCCTATCTATGTCAGTGCCCCTGCATTAGTCAAGAAGCTGGGTGTGGTACAGAAGATTATCGCCAGTATCTTTGATGCTAACGGACATATCAATAGCGAATCTATCTATAATGAAAGTAATCTATTAAGCAGACAATATATCACACCACTACAATACGGTGTTATACTATTAAACAACGAAGTACGATTAGTACGTAGTGATCAAGGTGTACAAGAAGAATTTGGCACACAGATCATCAAACAAATCGCAAACGATGTATCAGCCAACACCCGTGTTATATTAGATGACACATTTGGTATCGAAACAGACATGGTCGTAACAGGCTTATCTTTTAGGGGCAATGGCACTATCACTGCCAATACTGTCAGTAATGTGGTAACAGGAACGAATACACTATTCAATAGTAGCCTATACTCAGGAAGCACCTTGTACTATAACGCTGTTGAACTAGGGCAGGTGGCCAATGTGATTAGTAATACACAGGTCAGACTGGCCGCTAATACTTCCTCCAACGTAGCCAACGTTGGATATAATCTCTACAATCCAATCAGTAGTGGAAACTGTATAGTATTATCAGTAGACGGAGATACAGTGACTACCAGCAATCTCATCACTGCTAATGCTGGGGCTAGGATAGTATTCAACGGTGAAACATATAAGCACGGTATAGACGAGCCATGGCGCAATCTTGTTAACGTCTACGGTAATCTAACCAATGGCTCTAGTCAGATTAAATTTGAACTGTCGGACGCAGATGAGATCGTTGGCACTGTAGCATATAATCCTGTAGACGATACTGTGTTGCTGTGGACTCCAGATATTGATACTCTGCCTTCTAACACCCTGGCACCTATTAATGCTATAATAGATCCATATAGTTCAAGACCCAACAAGGATCTACAGGAATTAGTAAACGGCACACGATACTTGTTGGTCAATGATTATATTTCTCCTGACGGAGAACAACCAACATATAATTGGAATGGTGCGGACGATACCCCATTAGAAGCTTATGCAAACGATATCATACAGTACAACGGACAGCATTGGATAGTATCGTTTGATTCGGGCAATACACCGGTAGTTAATTATGTAACTAACATGACCACCGGAGTCCAGTATAGATGGAGTAGTACCACGTGGTCCAAGAGTTACGAAGGTTTCTATGAAGCAGGAAAATGGCAGCTAATTCTGTAAAACTAAATTGCGGCGCACTAATATACTGCACCTCTACTAGACGCTATCTGTTCCTACTGAGGAATAATGGTAAGTTTGCCAATACTTGGGGTCTAGTAGGAGGAAAAATTGAATTCAGAGAATCTATCTACGACGGACTACTGCGTGAGATCAATGAAGAATTAGGCGGTCGCATAGACGGTGCTAAGATATTGCCTATAGAGCAGTATACCAGTGACAGTAAGAAATTTGTCTATCACACATTCCTAATCAAAGTCGAAGAAGAATTCGTTCCTGTCCTAAACAGCGAACATAAAGGCTATTGCTGGGTACCTTTAGATGACCATCCTACACCGTTACACCCCGGTGTATGGCGTACTATCAAATTTAAATCCAGTAAAGACAAACTTAAGATACACGAAACGATCTAGAGATTAAAGACTAGACTGGTCCTAGGTTCTAGGCTGGCATTGGGCGGTACTTCGTGATATAACCACGCTGGCCATAGTAGCAACATTCCTGGCTGCGGTGTATACTCTACCGTGGGCATACTATACCAAGTGTTCTCTTTGATAAAGAACATATAGTCAAAGAAATCCTTATAGGGTCTATTAGGATGGAATATGATATTGCTGGATCCCGGGGGAGTCTTCAAGTAATAGATGCCGCTGATAGTACACTGTGAATGTAGATGTTTCGGATGATTGCTACCTTCAAGGAAACTATTAGCAAAGAGGTAAGGCTTCCAAGGCACCTTGTTGGCATCATATCCCTGCACATTTAGGAAATTCTTGGCCTGTTGTTGTATAAAGTCCAAGAATGATTTAAATTTAGGATCATCAGTCAAGGATCTTGTGCCGTAGGTAGTTTCACCGTTATGATAAAAATCGGAATTTAGATTCTTGTTGGGTGCGTGAAATATCTCATCAAACAATGAGATCATGGGACTTAGCCATTCTGGATGATGGCTACGACCTATAGTCGATGGGAACCAGTTATCGAGTTCCATATTATTTTGAGAAGAAACACTGTATGCTGAGTCTAGGATATTCTGCGGCTAGATTAACCATGCTGGTTGAGTGGAAGATCGGAGGTACGAACCAGACCATCTTGTTGTAGTGTGGAAACACCCAACCTTGTCCTGTATCGGGATCGTCATACAAAAACAGACCTCCCCAGTTCCAATTCCAGCTAGGATTGATGTAAATAGTGCTGCTTAATCGAGGATCATTTTCTGCCGCATCGTGATGGAAATTAATCTGACTGCCTGGAGGCCATATATGCAAGAAGCAAGTCAGTCTATTGAAATCTTGGAATACAGGATCCACAGATTTGTACTTCTGTATGAAGTAATCTTTATATTCGTCTATGTTTAATATGAATACCGGTGCGTAGGAGCCTGCTTCCAGACCCGACCCCCACCGTCCCATATTGTTTATCTCGAATACGTTCTTACCTTTAGAAGAATGAAACTTTTCATTGATCTCATCAATTATGTTTTGCTCTAAAAAATTTGCAACGACATTTATCATATGTACCTTAATATTGTGTAGTTAAAAAGAATAGCTGAAACAATCTTCCTGTGTGAGGATCGCTGCCAAAATAATCTAGGCTGGTATGGAATAGATCGCTACGATACATGACTAATCTATTGTATCGATTTCCTATAACATCTATTAGATCCCATTTGGTCATGTCTTGTGCTTCGTAAGATTCTAATTCTGATGAATGTCTAGCACCTGTTCGTTTATGTCTAAAAAGTCCAGTACCGCTGGTATGGGGTGCGTCGGGTGTTAAGTAACAAACTCCGGCCCAAGTATTGAAATGATCGGTATGTATCCAGCTTCGATCTGCGGCAGTGGCGAGTTCAAAGCTACCGGTCAATGCTTCGCGTTCATTCCAATCAGTTACTTCTCCTGCGGCATTCCATAATATGGTTTGGACGGTATCTTTTACGTCTTGATTTAGGAAACAATGTGTCCTAGCTCCGGGGAAATTACCCCTGACTTTAAATTCTTGTTGTAAAGCAAATGCTCTAACACTATCGGGATTACTATAAAAGTCATCTGTAATAATAACGTTAGTTCTCATGTTAGTCTCATCCTAGTCGATATACACTAATACTTATCTGTGGCGACCTAGCATCCTGCAAATAAATGTTTAATCTATCGCAAGGTCTACGTAGATAGTTAAAATAGATATTTTTGGATCTCATCCTCTATACGTTGATAAACGGACTTTTCCCAGTAGGGTCTGGCCCTTTGATAATTTTCTTCTACGTAGGGCTGCATCCTATCGTAATATTCAGGTGTTAGATTGCTAACTATGTATTCAAACTTTTCTATAGTATCAAATTGAAGTACACCGTTGACATTGAAATACTTGCCTATATTTTTACAACCATAGTAAATTGGCACGGTTCTTGTTCTAAAGCAATCCAATATCTTTTCCGTATACATGTTAGTCATAACCTGATTCTCGCAGGCTACGTGGAATTTAGCATTGGTAAAAAACGACTCTTTGGATTCTATCCGGGGAGGAGTCCTGTGCATATAGAACTCAAACGGTCCGATAGATTTTAAGTGTCCAAATCTACGCATTATCATAAAACGCATGCGATGTTCACCTGTCCATATCTTGCTGCTCATAATATAGGTGATCTGATCCCGCTTTTCTAGCTGTAAATCACCCACCCATGAACCTACAGGACAAAACTCTTTAGCGTTGGGCAGTGTTAAAAGTCTATCGTCATAAGTTAGTATAAGATTAAAATTCTGATAGTTATCCAACACCATATTTTTAAAAGCGATATAGAGTTTGGGAGGTTCGCACTGTACCAATACCTTGAAGTCGGCAGAGGGGTCTATGGAGATATCATCAAAACTCACACTGACCTTGCGTGGGAATTGTCTAGTAAAACGATACAAGGGATTGCCGCTGTATGCGGGCATATATCCTATACTGATGACGTCATGCATCACTGTTTAGATACCCTTGTAACTTTGTCTATGCTATTGCTAAACACCACAGCCATATTACTGAAATTACTATCTCTGCAGATTAAGCCGCCGCATTTAGCCAAGGTCATACATTCCATAAATGATTCCTGCCAGAAACGCTTGTGGAAGAACATGTCATATTCCCAACTCCATTCGGCAACATTGGTAATATTCTCTGTGGGTAAGCGTAGTAAGTTTGGATAGTATCTAATTATATCGTTAAACTCACGTTCTAATTTGACTAGTGATTCTACATTATCTGTGGCTACAAATATACCATCATACTTGCCTGTACCCAACTCTTGACGTATAGTACGTATGTAGTCATCTATTGTAACAGGTTGATAGTTAGAATGGACACTCATTGTTGTCAATCGAACATGCACACCCAAAATCCTAGGAGTTATGTTGACTAATTTTACTAGATCATCTACACGTGATCGTATCTCATTCTGTATCTTAAGTTTTGCTACCACTCTCTTATAGTCCGCCAGTCTAGGACTTTTTTCTATGGGAGTGTTCCTGTCATACATCCGACCAATAGGCAAGAATCCTTTGTACTCATATGTATGATCTGTATGTTGATCAAATACATACCCCATGATATGATCGTATGGACGTTCGATGCCATAGGTCTGCATGGCGGTCCTATTACGTGTTATATGGTTGACTGCATCCTGCAGATACTCATCGTTATTGGTATTCTCTTCGAACGGGCTTAATGTAAGATATACATTATCAAATTCTCTATCGGCCAATGGTATGATACCGCATTGTAGTACGCGGCTAAACGGACCGCCTCCGGGTATTATGTATATGTGATTGTTCATGGTTTTCCTGTTAGGTATTGCTCATCCAATATTGTATCATCTCATCTAACATAGATTCAAAAGTATATTTTGGTTGCCAACCTAGCTGACTCCTGATATCGCTGCTATCACCGCAGAGATACTTTAACTCTTCGGGTCGTAGAAACTTCTGATTCTGTACTACATAATCTTCGTAGTTGAGACCCAACGCATTAAAGGTATACTTACATAGGTCACGAACACTGTGGCTTTCTCCCGTGGCCACGACCCAATCGCGGGCAGTATCATGATTGACTATCAAGTGCATGGCACGTACATAATCATAACTATGCCCCCAATCTCTACAGCTATCTAGATTACCCAACTCTAATTTATCCGCGAGACCTTTCTTAATCTCTACTGCTGACTTGACCACCTTGTTAGTAACGAAGTTGATACCTCTACGCGGACTTTCATGATTAAACAGTATGCCATTGGAGGCATGGATCTTATAGGCATCTCTATAATGTCTGGTTAGATTAAATCCCATGACCTTGCTGCAACCGTAAGGGCTGACAGGTGTCATGGGAGTAGTCAATCTCTGTACGCCATCGGAGTCTATGCTATTGCCAAACATCTCACTGCTGGAAGCTTGATAGAATCTAGCTTTTGGACAGAATTGTCTGTAAGCCTCTAGCATGGTCAACACGCCCAAAGCATTGGTCTTTATAGTAAAGGCCGGCATATCAAAGCTGATACGCACATGACTCATGGCTGCAAGGTTATATATCTCATCAGGTTGTACATCTGTTATGATCTTGCTGATGCTCCATTCATCAGTGAGATCACCGTAGATACGTGTGATCCTGTGATCTAGATGTGCTATCCTAGAGCTCTGATTTTCTGCTACGCTGTGCCTACGTACTATCCCGTAGACATCATAGCCCAGTTCCAGTAGATATTCTGTTAGATAACTGCCATCTTGGCCCGTTATTCCTGTAATTAATGCACGTTTAGACACGATATTTCCTAAAGAGTTGTCTAGTAGATAGGTCGCTATAATGCTTATCGCTTCCACAATCTTCTGTATATTCTGGTACTTGATCCATGAGCATGATACCACGGGCAGCATCTTCGGGAGTCATGTAGTAATGCCATCCCATTATGTTGCCATCATCCTCCCACTGCGGTACGTCAAGATCACGGCCGTCGTAGCTGGCTTTCTTCAACCAATTATATGCTACGGGGTCATCCGTTAGGATCATGCCGCCACGTCCGATAGGTATACGTTTCTTTAATTGGAAACTTACCACATGGAAACCACCTTGATACATGCCTTTGCGCCAACGTGTGGCAGCATCCCATATAGGATAAGGCCTAAGTTGATACATGCCGCTCCACTCGAGATCTTCAAACTCCACGCGACATCCTGCGTGTATGATCTGTTGCGCCACGGACACGTAGGTGTTTTTAGGTATAATGACACTGCCCGATGCCATGATATACTTGAGACTGAGGAATATACCATGTGTGCAACAATCTACCGATACACCGTACTTGCTGCCGGCAAATGCGGCCACTTTCTTTTCAAATATATCGATGACATCTCTGGGATCCTTCCAGTCGTAGCCCAGTGCTTTGACTTGATCCAATTCAGGTCTTTGGAATTCTTTGGGTAATGGCCCGGCTGGCCAGCTCGTAAAATCAGTCATATTCGTATCCTAATCTTTTTGCGTATTGATACATAATCATCTTCTTCCGTGCTTTAATAGGTCTCGCCGGACTGCCAGCGTATATAGTCCAAGGTTCAGTATCTTTTTTAAGCATGGAGTTTGCGCCCAG